CCATGCCTTTTGACTTTCGCCATTTAGGTTATATGCGTCAACAGCTTGTTCAATAGTGTAGTTATACATCTTATTAAACTCACCTAGAGGCAATCTCATGCCAATCCAAGTTCTATAGTAACCATTTTTTGTTAGTGTAACATCTTGAGCAAATATCTCATAACCTCTTACAGGTGTATCTGTGATAACATTTACTATTGCTGTTTCAACTTCGGTCACTACCGTTTTAGTTTCTGTTTTACCAAGTTCTTTAATGAATTGTTTTGATTCTTTATTCATTTCACCCTTGATAATATCTGCCAATTCAGATTTAGCCATCATTTTAGCTTTCTCAATTGACAACTGTAAATCAGGCGATACTGCTGTCGCAACACCATAGATACATTGCTTATCATTATCTTTCTTATCAAAGAATTTCAAATCACAAGCTTTTGTTTCATTGATATCAGCCATGTACCATGCTGGCACTTTATCAACAACATTACCTTTTTCTGATTTAATCTTATAGGTACTGTTCATACTAGAGCAGGCACTTAATCCTACAATCGCTACAAGAGCACCTAGTTTCATCACTTTGTTTTTCATCATAATTTATTACTTTCTCTTACATCATACACTAAATTCTGTAAAAAGTCAAGCGTGGATTGAACATAACCTAACGCCTGTTCACTAGATACATCATATAATATAATTAACACAAGAGCCACAATGATTAAATTTCTAATCATTTTACCTCCCATTCACCATTTGTATCTAAACACACTTTTCCTGGTGTTTTAAAAGCATGTCCTGACCGACTATAATATCGGCAGTATTCGGGTGTATTCACATCATTGTAATAAAACTGAGCAAATAGTTCCCAATAACTAGGACCATCATAAGCTCTCCTACCATCACTACACTCCAAAATTTCTCTCTTTGTGATTGTATCATCTTCTTGTACAATCTCAACTTTAACAAAACAATATTGTCCGTCAACTTTGTCTGGTTTAATAGACACAATATCAGACCTTAAAATCTTTTCACCTGCAACTGCAATACCTGATATAAGTAAAAATATAATCAGAATAAAAGTCCAGGTCAAATATCTACGCATATTAAATCTAGGGTCAAACATATTTCTTCAATTCTTCTATTGATTGTTTTGTATTATAAATGTCTTCTTCTAATTTGTCAATGGTGGTTTGATTATTAGTTAAACCAATTTCTTCTTGCTTTTCTTTTATTTCGTTCTCTAATTGTTCTATTCTTTCATTATATCTATTCATCTTTTTTCTATCCATCTCCCATCCGGCAATTGACAAGCAGTACCAAAAACCACTTCTCTATTGACACCACCAAGACCTATCAATGGCCAACTATTTGTAATATCTATTGTAGCGTCATAATCTTTACACTTAAAAGGTCCTACCATGTGTGATTTTGTAACATGAATAATACCTGAATTTCCTGTTTTCTTATTGTACCAATTTGTATAACTAGAACCTGTACCACTTGTATTTAAGTGGTCTACAAATACAGCATTGTGTACATCATAATCTGAATTATACATTAGTTCGGCACCTGCAAATGCACCAACAACAGCACAAGCTCCAGCGGCATATGGGTCAGATATACCATTCTCAATACAGACAGCAGCCGCTGTCGTTCCACCCATACCTGCACCTAAATGACTTCTATTAACGGAGCTGCAATTGGTCAGGAACACCAACGATAGTCCTAATAATACTAAAGATTGGATTGTATTTCTTTTTTTCATTATTAATTGTCTTCGTTGTACATTGAGTCGTGAACAATACCAGTATAATCACCATACTCACCAGTTTCAGTTTTAACATAATCTCCTTTATCATGTGCCAACAGTAAACAATCTGCCTGTATGGTATCAATTAAGTTTTGTACTTTCATATCTCTTTCATCAGATTTAGGGGTCTTATATTTCAAGACCCTTAAATTATCTGCCATCTTTTTTAGGCTATCAACCTTATCGCAAAATTCACTAATTTTGTGATTCATCTTTTACTACCTTATTAAAAAATGATTTAATTGTATTCCAATTATTGGCAGTTTGTTCTTTACCTTTTTGCCAATTAACTTTTTGATACTCAACAATTTTGTTTTTCTCATTTGTCAACCAGTTAGTAACTGGATTTGCTTTAGCAACACCTGTTATCATTAAGAAAGCCGCCATTGCTAATACCATAAACACTTTTTCTAAAAATGTCATACTTTCCTTCCCGCTGTTTTAATGTCCTCTTTGGCAATAACCATATAAGGACCTTTGTTGTAAGCTGGAGCTACCGTAAAGTTTTTAGATGCTTCAATTCTCCAACTATTGTCAGGTTTTGTACCACCTGTACCAATCTTATTTGACATAGGTACATCTGATAGAGTCTTTTCTCTTTCAAATGGCATTGTTCTTTCTGCAATGTCAATGGTGTGTCTACCATCTGTTGTCAATTTAATTCTACCATTATCATCACAATCAAAACCCATAGACCTAAGGTACTTGATATGTTTAGCAAGAGCCTCAAGGTAACTTTTCGTAGGTTTTTTCTTTTTCAACCTACGAATTGCACCACTAGAATTGTTTGTGTAGATAATTGCCATTATTTTACACTTTCTCTTTGTGATTTATCAAACTCTGATTCTGCCATTTTTTCAGAATAAGTTTTACCAAAGACTTTCATATAAAAATGGTCTTTTGGACTAGGCGCTGAATAGGCCTCTAATAGATTTGTAAAGTTAACATCAACACCATCATAATACTCTGGATGGTTTTTTCTTAACTCTATATGGTCTTTAAAGAATTGAATACGATTGTCGTATATCTCTTTCTTACCTTTCGTGTCTTTAGATTTCGCAACATCAAACTCTGCGAAAAGAGTTTCTTTTGAATAAAACATAATATAAACCTTTCTCAATTGTTATTCACTTATCCTACCACAACCGTCTGGAAATGGCAAGCATTAAAAAAAGCGTGTTTTTGTTGACTTTTCTCGCCAGAAAAGCTGCCAGGATGCGCCAGGATAGACGAATCGAAGCGTCTGTGTACTATGATACCCCCTCTGGAAAGTCTTTTTGACTTTCAGCCTCAGCCCATTTATCAAAAGCCTCTACTTCTTTTTGATGGTAGGCAATACACTCTTCACATTGTTTGACGGCGGTTTTAATGTCACCACCTTTAATCAAACCACGAATTTTCTTTAGGTCATCAATATGATTCAGAACATCAATCATTACTTTTCTCCTTTTTGGTCCTCTGAATTCATCAATAGTACAATGTAATGTACAGCTTTTAACAGGTCTTTTCTATTACGACCATCTTTCTTACCAAATCTTGCAAGATATTTAATTGCATTTGCTTGGCAAAAATCTTTATCTATACCACAAGACCTTAACAAATCTTGTACTTGTACACCATCAGATACTTGAGCATAGTGTTGACCATAAGTACCTTTGATGTAATTTAAAACTTCTTCTAGTATTTTATCTTCATTATATTTCATATTATATTCCTAGTGCTTTTATAACATCTTCCTCTGTCAATGGCAACCTTTTTCCTGATTGGATCCAATCTACCATTTGTTCAAAGTTAAATGCTTCGTCTGGTTTATTTTCTTTTTCTAAAACTTTTTGAGCAGCTTTAAAAAACTTTAACATATTCATGTCTTGACCACCTACATCTGGTCTACTTTGAATTTTACCTGGTCTTTGATTTGACATGTTTACTCCTACTTTTAAATTCTGGTAAATGATTTAGATTTGCATATCTACCGTTGTTATCTATTGCATATGCCAATGTGGAAGTGTGTTCTTTAATTGTTTCTGCAAATAAATTCTTAGCTTCTTCATAAGTCTTAACTATGGTTTTGGTACTTCTATCAAGTGACCTCCACTCTACAATAGAATATTCTACTGCGTTATCTATCACGCTTTGTTCCCATACATTAGGTTTATTATCCATGCATCCATTCCAAATCGTTTACAGCACTACCCTCAACTCTATCAATTTGGTCAAAGTAACACCAATATGTACCTTTATCACCTGAATATGTGATAGCACCAATATAGTTCAAATCTGTATCATAAGTTTTTGCATTTAGACTAGTATCATTCTCAGCAGCTTTATCATTCTTTTCTGTAGCAATACCAATATTAACAATAGTTCCTTCTCTACCGTCTTTTGTATAAACATAATCGCCTGTATTAATTATCATAGTGTCTCCTAGTGTTTAGTTTTAAATAAGTATTCTTTATCATATGAAAGACCAAGTTTATAACAAATATAATCTGGTTCTTCATTCATTAATTCTTCAGCTTGTAAAATCCATCTTATTGCTTCTTCTTTATCTTTTGCACCATTTTTAATAGTGTTAGCAACTGTTTTTAAGAAAGTTTGATAAGCAGCTTCTTCATATCTTTCTTCTATTTCTCTCTCACGCTTTGCAACTTCACAAAGGTGGTCTAATTCTTTTTGTAAATCTTCATTAGACATTTCTTTAAAGTTATAATGTCTACCTTTTACACCATAAGCGTCTTTGTGCATTTCATACACACTAGTAATAAGACTATCTCTCTCATAGTCTTCAACAGTAAAAATACCTTGGTCGTTCCAGAATTTAATATCTTCTGGTACCATACCAGCCCATGAACCTGGATTTTCTGCCATCCACTTTTTAGACTTAGCGTTAATATTTTTAATGTGTTCTAGTAGTGTCATTAGGCGTTCTCCAACTCCATGTCAATTACTTCATCAACATTCTGTTCATCAATTCCAACAAGGTCAAGACATTGTACATTCAATATCTTTACTTTAGCAGCTTCTTTAGTGATTGCATTGTTTTTAAGTTCAACAATAATCTTATCAACTGCTTGTTCGGCCATGTCCCATGCCCAATTTTTAACTTTACTCATAGTGTTTTTCTCCTTTGTTATTAATTATTATATCAAAAATCTGAAGCAGAGTCAAGTAATTTCTTTTCTTAGCTTCGTCAATTTTTTCTTTTAGTGTTTTTTTCTTTATCATATACACATAATATACCATAGTCCCATGCGTAAAGCAAGCACTTTTTTAACTTTTTTTGATTTTTTTTTGAAGCCTGGTAACGATTTTAGAGGTGCGTCAAAATGCACAGCCCTATTTCCATGCGTTTTTTACCCATTCCTGCTCGGATTCATGTGGATTTGGCTGTCCGTGAAACACGGTTACCAACGATTCGCCATTATGTTCGTATGTCATGTCTTGTCTGGAGTATCTGGTACCACTTCGGTCATACCACTTATAAGATTGTGTCCACGAATCAGGATATGACTCACATCCAGGACTGTTCTTAATAAACTCAGATATGAGGTTTTGGTCACCAGGAAACCGTCTTAATAGATTAGGTCTATCATTCATAAATTTGTGCCATATTCTGCCGTGTAGTTTGTCATTCTTAAATCTAAAGATACTAGAATTCCAAATCTTAGTTGTAGGATTAAAGTCATTCATACCTACAAAATCAGCTTCTGGTTTATATGTAAAGAAACAATCAATGTTCTCTGTAATTACTACATCTAAATCCATATACAAAGTATCACCTTTTAGTTCTACATCAGGATGAAACAATTGTAGTTTATTCCACCACCCTTGTAAATCATTTTCTGGAAACTTTTTAATGTCTATATCACCCTCAACCATCTTATGCATTTTAACATGGTCAGTAAATACAACAAAATTTATAGGAAGTGTGGTGTTTCTTTTCACCATATTGTAGAGTTTTTGAACATACTCTACGGCATACTTATCACCATAACAAATACAAGCAAAATTCATACTATCAACCAATTGTAAACTGCCCTCATACTTAAAATCATATACATTAACTCCATTAAAGTTCTAGGCCAATCTCTATCTTTATAACCAAAATAGACCCACATAATACAAGCGACCACACTTAAAGACCACCCTATCCATTGTGTAGAGATATTAGCAGACGATAAAACAAAAACAGACGCCATCGCTATGGCAAAACCTAACCAGCGCTCTGGTACTGTACCTTTAAAATATCGAAAGCTAAGCCATCTTCTATTTCTTGTATTGTAAACTGGTGGTTTGCTGTCATGTTTAGCCATTCTTGCACCGTCTTTCTACCTGGTTTAAAAGGTTTTTCAATCAAGTTAATTTTACGACTTGTTACCAGAGAGGCCACATTTCTTTGATGTGTAAAACCTGGTGTCATATTTAGGATGCCATCAATTGCTGATAATGACATATTTGTCACAACGCACCACGCATTTTTTACATCATCTTTAATATCTGTACCCCAAAACTCATTGTTAGGTCTTGGTTTATTTCTAACTTTAATTGGTCTATCTGTATGTTTTCTTACTTCTTCACTAACTTGTTTTATCCACTCTTCTTGTGAGATACCATTGATATGATATGTAACGGTAGGTGATGAAGGACATAATAACACATAGTCGCCACTATCACGCCAGCCTTTAAATTCTGCGTCTATGCCTTGTTGGATTAAAACATTCCACCTAACAGGACTAACAACATGAAATTTATTAGTGTGAATACCACCT